AGACATTTTAGTTGCTTCACCATCAGATGTTGATGCAAATCCAGGAATTGATTCTAACACAGTAGCAACTGTTGGAGAAACTACAACAAAGTTTGCACCTCCACGTAGAGTTTTCTGGTGGATTTTGTTAGAAACTTTTTGCATTTTAGTTCCTAAAGTTTGGAACCATTGTCCTTGTGTGTTGAAGAATCCTAAATCATCAAATCCAGTTTTTCCAGAGTTCAATGAACGATTATTTTTTGCTGACCAATATTCATCTGCAGCAGAAGCATCTTGGATCAACATATCAAGGTTTTCAAGATCAATCTCTAATGAGATATACTCACTCATGATAGAAGTCAATTCAGCTTCAGCGTCAAGTGATTGGTAAGCATTAAGATCCTGAGCGAATTCCGGTGTCCATTGTGCTTTTAATTTACGAGTTTTAGCAACGATAGCTTCAGATTTCAATTTAACATTGATTTCTGGAATAGCTAATGAATCTGCAGTTGTTGAGTTAGCGTTAGGGCTACCTGCACCTGTTGCATCTTCAAAGTCACCTCTGTTATTATCAGTTGGTTGAACATTGTAAGTTACATAGAATGGCTCACTCAAATCAGCGAATGAAGATGATGCTACTTGGTGAATGAAAGTTACAGTTCCTGTAGACTCATTAACTGAAGTATATTGAGGTAAGATAGTTGAAGTAGTAGCAATTGAAGCTGAAGTAGAGGTAAATGCACGAACACCTTTAAAATCTGGTTTTGTAGCACCAGAACCTGTAAGTGAACTCATGTTGACTGCTACAGCAGAGTAAGTAACTCCGGCAGCAGCTGATGCAGAAAGTTCAGCAGTGTAGTCTAATTGAGCCCAAGTTGCTTTGGTGATAGTACCTGTTAAAGATGATGATTTTTGGTTAATTGAATAACCGAATCTACCAGCTCCATATAAACCTCCGTTTGGATCTACACCAGCACCTGGGTTAGTATCACCGTACATAGATGCATCAGCACTATATACTGTTGAGCTACCACCAAAGTTTAATTGTTTAGAATCTCCATATTGGAAATCTAAGAAAAATACTAGACCTGAAGGTAAGTTCATTGGTTGAACAGACATGAATTCTTTAGTTGAAAGAGATCCAAATACTTTACGTACCAATGGAAGAGCAACTCCTGCCCATTGTGAACCATTTCCAACAGAAAAAGTACCACCACCTTGATCAGTAGCAGATGCTTCAGTTACTAATTGTTTTGCTTGGTTTTCAAGGATTAAGGCCATACTGTTTTTATCGATCTCATTGCTTAGACCTTCCAATAAACCTGTTTTTCCCCATTTGCTCGAAATACGAGCACCTTCGTTCTGCATGTTTTTCCAACCTTGTGCAGAGCTTTCTAAAAGTGAATTTAAGTTTGACATTTTTGTTTTTGTTTTTTAAGATTAATGTTTAGCGCTATAAAATGCTATTTCTCTCATACGTGAGAAGGCATCATTAGCTTCAATAATTGGTTTTTTGGTTGTACCCATTGCTTTTGAAGCACTACCTAAGTTTTCAGAAAGTGATTTTTTGCTTGTTATGATACCTTCATTTAGAGTTTCATAAACAAGTTTTACTTCTTTAACTGTAGTAGTTTTATCAAAGCTACTTAGTACTTTTACTTTTTGACTTTCAGTCAAGTTTTTACTTTTGAAGATTTTATTTGTGTAAAGCAATTTAGCATTTAACAAATTAATTTCATTTAATTCAGAACGAAGAGTTTTAACACCCTCTGATTTTACCATTTCAGACTCTTTTGCAATTTCTTCAGCTTTAGCTTTTAATTCTTTTGCGTTTTTAGCCTTTTGAAGTTTACTTTTAATAACCCCTCTTGCATATCCGGTTGCAATAGCTAATACTGGGGTTAAGAGTGAGATAAGAAATTCCATGTCGGATAGTCCAAACTCATTTACTTCATCTAGTTCTTCAACTTCTTCCATCATATCATCTTTATTGTCACGATACATTTCATCCATAGAATCAATTTCAGCTAGAAGTTCATCGATGTTAACTTCTTCCTCTTCTTCCTCTTCTTCATCTTCCTCTTCTTCATCTTCCCCATCTCCACCAGTTTCTAATTCACCAGCTTTGACCATATCAGCGATTACATCTTCAATGAATGATTTTAAATCTTCTTCAGACATATCTTCCAAATCCCTTGATTCTTCCTCAGTTTCTGGTTTCATGTCTTCTTCAGCTTCTTCGTCTGTGTCATCATCATCTTCTTCTTCGTTTAGTTCTGCAAGAAGTTCGTCAAGATTGAATTCCTCTTCCAATTCCTCTTCTTCATTGATATCAATGTTTAAGGATTTTGGAGGATTTGGTAATTGGTTTGAATCAGTTTTTTTACCCATAGTATAATCAACATATTCATCTTCATCTTCATATTCATCTCCATCTTCTATTTCTTGAAGTCTTGTTGAAAGCATAGATTTTAGTTGGGGGGTGAAAGCTTCTTCAAGAGCCATTTTTGCATTTGCAATAGCCATTTCTTTTACAGCTTTAGCATCTGCGATTGCTTCTTTAAGCAAATCTCTGTTTGTTGCCATTTTTCCTAAAATTTTATTTTGTTTTGGAAATACGTTTATTAAGAAACGTAATAGAATTAATTAGTTATCATGCTATATATATTGGATAGCATATTCATGTAATAAATACACAACACTATTTTAAAATGCGAAAAGATAAAAAAAAGGTTGAACTTTGTTCAACCTTATCTATAATAAAATATTTGGGGTATTAAAATATAGGGCAATTGCCTTGTGAACAAAGTATATCTGTTATAATACTTTGAACATTTTTGTAGGGGTTTGGTAGGTTTGAATAATCTATACCTTCTCTAAGTGGAGACATCCATGAACCCGGGTTTGACGGTGTAGAGACAAAGTCCCAACATAGTAAATCAAAATCATCTTGTACTTCTAATACCCCATCATTTTCTTTTAAGGAACCCATCCCACGAGATGATACTCCAACTTTAATGCCACTCACAAATAGTGCTTTAAGAATATTACCTGATGGAGTAGGTAGAATTTCTATTTTACCCATTATTTTATCTCCATCCCACCAAATATCAGTAATGTTATGAGAGACGTTTTTTAGATTAATGATAGATGATTCAGGGTGGTCTAATTCTCCTAAAGCTCTATTTTCTTTAACCGACTCCATATATTTATCTATCTCTCTCTTCCAAAGTTGTTCTGGGTAGTATCTTCCATTTCCATTTTTAATTTCAGCAGTAGCTAAAAGTCCTTCAACAATAGGATTACCTCTTTTAGAAGTTTTACCTTCTGTTAGAGTTAATATGGATTGGTTGAATAATTGAGTTTCTATTAATATTTGTTTGCTCATTATATATCGTAATCTTGTCCTAAATCATACCCTTCTAAAAACTCAACAACTTCATTGTACATTTTAGGGTACCTAGATGCTATATCTTTTATTTCCATTCCTTCTTCAACATACATTGGGATTATCTTATTGATGATTTCTTGAGGGAGTTCGTTTTCACCTTCATCAAGGTTTAAAATTTCTGGGTTTACTGTTAAGAATTCTTCAAATTGATACATTACATCTTCTTCAGTTTTGATGTCTTGGGAATGCATATTGATAAAGGATTTTATATCTTCATTAGGTATGTTGGGGTATTTCTTTGAAATGATGCTTGTAATATTAATAGTTTCATCTTCTTCAAGGTTTATTTTAGACATAGCTTCTAAATTTTTTTTTACCTTTTCAACAGTTGGGTCTAAATCTTTAAAGGTTTTATTAAGTTTATCAGAATCAACAGTTGGTGGTGCTTCTGAGAGGATTTCATCCTCATCAATAACTTCTTTCTTTTTGGTTTTAGTAAGTTTTTCATATATTTTTAAAACTTTATCTTTATATTTTTCAAGAAGTTTAACTTCCTTTTGAAGTTCTTTCATTGATTTTTTATCAACCAATTCTTTCATTTCTTCACTTTCCTCAATTGAGTTTAATCGTGAATTTTTTTCTTCAATTGCTTTATCTAAAGCCTCCATTTTAGTTGTAAGTTCAGCTAATTTAGATGCTTTTTCAATCTCCATAATGGTTTTTTGATATTTTTTATTCTCTAAGATGAGTTCTTGTTTGATCATAGAGTTGACTATTTTACGAACCTTTTGTTCTTTAAGGGATTCAACTTTATTTGTTTTGCTTTCTTTTAGATCACCATACCCACTTGATTTGTATTTACCTTTAAGTTCTTTTGGTTTTCCAAGACCAGGTACATCCATTTCAACACCCACACCTTTTTCACCAAACATTCCATTTTTAGTATAGTAGATAGGATCTTTAGCTAGGTTTTTAAGAACAATATCACGTAGTTGTCCTTCAGTTTTATTAATGTTTTTAGGATCTTTCATCTCACAGTAGTATCCTTTCATAATCTCACCAAAGATTTGATTATCAGGGTTTTTCTTATCTGTACGATCAAAGTTATGTTTAAGTTTATCTTCTACTTGTTGAGAAACTTTTTTAATTTCAGCATTAGGATCGTTATCATTTTTCTTACGTGCTTCTTCTAAGAAATTTTCAAAGGCTGTCTCATAAGATTCTTTTTTACGAGAAATAGTATTAATTGGTTCTAAACCAACTAAGTTTTCACTAATAACATTTTTGTCTCTTAATATATTAGATGCTTCTTCAAATGTAGCAGCATTACGAATATAGTTAGGAAACATTTGTTTTGCTTCCTTCAAAAACACACCTTTGTGTCCTTTACCTTCTTTAATTAATTTATATTGGTCTTGTAGGGTTTTCATTCTTTTTCTCCTTTAAGTAGTTGTTTAATGTTTTTAATATAATCTAAAATTAAATCTGTTGATCTAATAATAGCATATGATCCAGGGTTTTCACTATAATATTCTATTGTAGAGTTTTTAGCGTTTGAAATTAAGGGAGATAAAGTATTAATCTCATCTTCAATTTTATCGAATATATTTATCCTTTCTTGTTGAAAATCTTCAGCTTCCCCTTCATATAATTTTTTAACCTCTAACCCTGATCCTTTTATTTTTTTAGGGACAGGTTTCCATCCTAATTTATAGTAATAAATATTTTTAGCTCCTTTAGAATTAGTGTTTTTATTAAAGGCTTTTGGAGTTGCATATTGAGCACCTGTTCCTGGGGTAAAAGATGCTCCCCCTTGGGATGTAGAAGATTGTTCTTTTAGATCTGAATATTTATTTAATAATCTAGAGAATCTATTTCGTAAAGATTTACCTAATTTTAGTAAAGATTCTGATTCTGGGAGTTTGTTTAGTTTGTTTAGTTTATCTAATTTGATAGTTATATTATCTATATCAGTGTAAAGTTTTTTAAGATTTGGAGTATAATCAACATCCCAAGATGTAGTTTGTGTTTTTGGGTCCTCACTAGTTTTGTACGTGATAAAATCCTCAGATTCTTTAAGGGACTTAATAACAGATAATATTTCTTCTTTAAATTGCTCCATTTGCTATCTCTAATTCATTAACTAAATCACAATATTGAAGTAAGTTAACTAGATTATCATCTGTTATTTTATTTGAAGATTTAACATCTAATAAATTTACTACTTCCTTTAATTTTATTTGGGTAGTTTTATCAGTTACATTTTTAGTTAAATTTATAAGTTCATTTTTAATCTCATTAGATTTAGAAATATAAAATTCCTTTAAACGAGGCTTATTATCAATAGAGTATAAAAGTTCTTTTAAAATTTCTTTTTGTGAAGAGGTAAAGTTTTCATACT